GGACGAAGAACGCAATAGTATTGCGATGGCAATGCAGTCTAATCCTGCCACGATCAAGCAACAGCGTGAGCAAGAAGTGTTCGGGCGTACAGCACAAGATGTGGCCCAGCAACTTGGCGGTGTTCTTCAAACCGCGAAGAATCAAAAGCAGATGGCACGTCGTCCAGCGCCGCAAGGTCTAGGCGCTCTGATGCCTCAACAAGGACAACGCCCTCAACAACCTCAACGTATGCAAGCGGGTGGTATCGTTGCTTTTAGTGGTACAGATGGTAGTAGAGTCCAAAGCGACCCAACCGAAAAACAGATACGTCAGCTTATAAATATGGGCTTGACTGATGACCAAATTAGAACGGCTGTAATGAACACTGGCCTGCTTCCGCAAGCCGCAGAAAATATTATTCGGCAAGTGCGTGCTCAACAAAAAGAGGATGCGGCTTTACAGCCACCACAACCAAAAATGCAGTCTATAGATCTTGCGTATGACGATCCTGTGTTGGCTACTCAAGGTACGCAACCACAGCCAAAACCCACTATGAAAGCTCCTACTAGAAGTTCTAGGGAAATTACGGCTGGGTTTGAAGATACACAACAAAATTTACGTGATATAGGTGTTAAACCACAAACATCGCCTGATCCTGACCCAACAAATTCAGGTATTGCTACAGCCGCAAAAGGTTTCCCTAAAGTTACGAACGAAGACGGTACGCGTAAGCCAGCTACACAGCTTGTAACTGAAATGGAACCGTTGACGTCACCTCAGATTGATACATCAAAAGCCAATGAAGGTGGTCTTGAGGTCTTGAAAGAGTTTGGTTTGGGGCCAGATAACCTTAAAGATCCTGAACAGTATCGTAAAGATGTTCGTAATGACGAGGCAGATTTTTTCCGCCGCAAAGCAAAGATGGACAACTATCAAAAAATGATTGATAGGCAAGAGGCGCTTAATGCAGAGCAATCTGACCCTAAAGCCTTGGCACGCGAGCAATTACTAGCAGGTCTAATTGGGATGGCTGGACGTGGTAGTACAGCAGGTGCTGGATTCGGCGCAGGTGCAATGACTATGGATCGTTCTCAGAGACGTGATGCTCAGAATCGTTTAAAGACAGTTGCTGACATGGTTGACAACATGGAAAAGCAAGATTTTGAAGTAGCGAAGTCAGCATCAGCCGCAGGTAGAGATGCTCTTGCACAAGCGGCAACGGATCGTCGCACAGCACTTACTGCGATGTACACCATGCGAGGCCAAGATCTTACCACCATCCGCAAACAAGCGGAGATGGACTACAACGCTAACAGAGACAACGTTAAGAATCTTCTCGATGCCGCTGTAGCAGATGGCACAGAAGCATTACGTTTGGCTATTCAAGAAGGTAATGAGTTGCAAAAAGGTCAGGCTATCCTAGCAGATCTTATTGCTAGGAGGCAGGCGGCGCTGAGTGAACTCCGAGAAAACATAGATAACAGCCTAAACGTGAAGAAAGCGAAAAATACTCTTGCTAACTCAAATAGTAAGCCCGAAGAGAGAGAAAAAGCACAGCTAATCTTAGATCGGGCGGCTAAAGAGTTCGCTATCAAGGCTCAAGAAATGTTCCGTGCATCAGGCGCTAATGAGTTAGAAGCCGACATAAGAAAACGTCTGGGTCTTTCCGCACCATCACAAACGAGGTTCGACACTAGCTATACACCTACCGATGACGGTTTCGGTAAGATGACTGTATCTCCATAGGAGTACCAATGCCTACGTACTCAATTGTTGGTCCTGATGGTAGAACTTATTCGATTGATGGCCCAGAAGGAGCTACAAGAGAGCAAGTTATACGAGCTATTCAAACGCGTATGGGGGATAGACCTATACCGTCTAGACCCACAGAAGCTCCTCAAGAGGAAGCGGGGTTCTTTGAAAACATAGGTAAAGGCTTTGCTTCTGGTGCTGTAAGTACAGGTGAGTTAGCGTCCCTAGGTGCCGCCGCACTCCTTGAAGAAGAGGAAGAGCTTGCCGCACGTGCAAAGATACAAGAAGTCGCTGAGTCATTACGGCCTGAAGGTGGCGATCCTGACTCCTACGCATACAAGATAGCCAGTGGACTCGGCTCAATTGCAGGTTCTCTTGCCCCTGCCGCCGCTGTTGCTTATGGCGCTCCCATTGCAGGTGCAGGTGCGGTTACTGCTGGACTTGCAGGTTTAGGTACAGCCGCCGCTATCGGTTCCGGTGCCGCCGCTGGCGAAGCTAGTGAACGAGCAAGAGCGTTTGGTACTACTGAAGAAGAGCGAAACATAGCTACACGTAGAGGCGCGGCGATTGGTCTATCAGAAGCGTTTGCCCCAGCGTTCCTTAGAATACTTAAAGTTCCCGTATTAGGAGATCTTATAAAGAAAGCTGGTGGAGAGTCTGCCGGTTTTGTTGGGTCTTTGCGTCGGGCTGTAGTTTCAGGTTCAGGTGAGGCCGCTCAGGAAGCCGCCGCAGGCATCGCTCAAAACCTTGTCGAACGCGGGTACAACCCTGAACGAGAACTCATTGATGCTGGTGTTGCTGAAGAAGGTCTTGTTGGCGGCGCTTCCGGTGCAATCCTCGAACTTATTCTCGATAGCGGTAAAGCCGTACGACGTGGGATGCGAGGTACAGGTGGTCCTGAACGTGTTGATATAGAAGGAGAGGGTGGTGGAGGCGACGATGGGGGTGGTGAAGAAGTAGAAAGAACCGCGCCGATTTCAGATCGTGACGTAGAACCCACAGTAGAAGAAGATGTAGAACGCGCTGTAGAAGATGAAGAAATATCACCACTTGAACAGCAGGCGATTGAAGCGGCTGAGCGAGGCGACGAAGCTACGTTTGAGAACTTATTACGTCGTATTGAGTTAGAGCGAGATATCGAACAAGCGATTGAAGCTGACGATATGGATACGTTTGAGCGTGCCTCACGAGAGCTAGCGTTTGAAGAGCGTCGAGCAGAAGATCCCAGCATTGATGAGCGTAGAAAGTATGGTCCTCCAGAGGGACCACTAGCGTCACCACTTGAGCGTGTACGTGCAGAACAAAGGCAAGAGGCTGAACGCGTAGAAAGCGAAGAACGTTTAGATACTGAGCAACGCCGTATAGAACTTTTACAGGAGACTATCGAAGCAGAACCTGATGGTGATGCAAAAACAATCTCTCGTAGATTCAAGCAACGCCTGTCAACTGAAGGTATTGTAGATACTGCACCTACGCGTGCTGAGATGGACTCTATTCGCCGTGCCGTAGATGTTTCTCGTGCAGAGCCAATAACGCAAGACACCTTCACTCCAGAATCGACGCAGATAGGTGCTATGGAAGCACGTATCCCTGAGAAGCGTCCGAAATTACAACCAAACATTATCACTGAAGCAACTCTGAATGGTTTGGGGTTAAAGCCTAATTCGCCTTTACGCAAAGTGTTAGTGAACAAAGATCTGAACGATCCGTCTATTCGGCAACGAGTTACAAATTTTTTAGAAACTCCTAGAATTGCTAACCGCGAAACTAAACAAGCTCGTGCTAATGTGGCACGATTGTTAGAAAGTGCACCGGAGATACCAAGTGATATATCTATACCGACGACACTGGGACGCGGAACAGCCACTAAGACAGGAGATGGGGATGGAAGAACTAGCGGAACTCAGCAAGCACCAAGTGGAGCTGGCGTTCAAGGTGTTGTACCAAATGTGGGGTCGGAATCAGGAGTATCTACTACAGAAGGAGATACCGAAGTCGCTGGTGCACCTGAAGGAACAGGAGTGGCAAACGCTGGAGTACGCACTGGAGAGTTTGTACGAGGAACGGATGCTGAGCGAACTACATTAAGCAAGAATCAAAGACGTCGCCTAGCTAAACGGAAAGCTATGGCTAGACGTGCGGAAGAACGTGCAAGAGCAGAAGCAAGAAAGGCCGCAAAGTCGGAAGCACGTGGTACCGAAACAGTTACTGAAACAGTTACTGACCAAACTGCCCCGGGACCGGGAAAGAAAGGTACTACAGGTAAACAAGTTACTACGAAAGGTAAGAAGGCTAAAGCCCCGGCAGAAACTAAAACTGAAGTAAAGGAAGAAATAGAAGAAGTTACGGAGTATGGTGGCTTTAGTATTGCCAGAGATGCACAGACAAAAGCTGAAATAACCGACACACAAAAAGCTAGAGCTGAAAAAGCCGCGCAAGAAAAGGAAGCGAAGGCTAAGGTCGAGGCTGAAGCGAAAGCTAGAGATGCCGAAAAGAAGGCGACTCAAGATGCCAAGAAGAAAGCTGAGGCTCAAGAAGGTAAAAAGAAAGCTGGCCCCACACTACGCGATGCGTTAGACGACAACACTCGTGAAAAACTCGATGCAGAGATTGAGTACGCTGAAGAAGCGGAACAACTACGTGCACCTCGTACATACGACATACCAGATAGTGATGACCCAGTAACTGCATCAGATATCAAAAAGATTGCCGCTATGGTTAGGGTTGCTATAACGCGAGGTGCAAAAGCGCCTAGACTCGCCAAAGAGGTTAAGAAGTACTTAGGTACACCAGAACGAGTAGTTGACGGTATTGCTGAAGCTATCTACGAAGACGTAACTAATGCAAGCAATTACAGAGTGCCTACGGATGAAGATGGAGCGCCGTTAGACTCAAAAGCCACCAGAGAATACATGCAAGGGCACAGCGCTAAAAATGCTCGGATGGTCCTTAAGTACCTCAGAGAGTTTGGATCTAAAAAACTTAATACATGGATCGATGGACGCCGTACCAGAGTTCAGGCTCTAGAGAACCGGCAAGTTGCTGACATCCTTCGCATACTCAAAGAACAGGATGCGATAAAAGGTACTACTACTGAGATTTCAGAGAAGCAAGTACGTCAGTATGTACGTGGTGAAATCGATAAAACTTCTAAAGAGCTTTTGGCCGCTATCGATGCCGCCAAAGAAGAACGCTTTATCGAAGCTGTCCTTGATAAGACTGATGATGCGGATGTAGATGTAGATGTAGAAGACCGCATTATTGATATCGGTGATATCGAAGCGTTTGATGATTCACTACCGTTAGAGCTACGTACTGATACTACGCTAGATATAAAACTCCATCCTGCCGCTGTAGCCGCGCTGAGAGACGGGGATATTGCTGGTGCATTAGCGGTGCTGGCAACTTCACCTAACAAAGACGTTGCTCGTGTTGCACAGAAGTTTGCCGAGAACATTGGTAAAACAAAAGTTGAGTTGTTCTCATCTAAAGCTAAAGATAGTGTTTCCGGGACGTTTGACCCCAAGACAAACACAATACGTATAAACACCGCAACAGGCGTTAACCAGCATACCCTCCTGCACGAAGTGGCTCACGCACTGACTTCGGCAACGTTGTCTAACAAGTCACACCCCGTGACTAAACAACTCAACAAGTTATTTGAAGACGTTAAGGACATGTTGGGTACAGCGTATGGTGCTAAGAACCTTGATGAGTTTGTATCTGAAGTCATGTCAAATCCAGAGTTCCAAGCAGAGCTTGCGGGACTCAACCCGAACGGATCGGACGTCAACGCGCTACAGCGTTTCTTCAACAGCGTAGGTAACCTCCTACGTCGTTTAGTTGGCATGAGAGGTAAGTCCATAGACTCTGCCTTAACGCGTGCCGATACATTGATTAATGAGATTATCGCTCCCGCACCTGAGTATCGTGATGCTAACTCGCTAGCTATGAAGAGTGATGCAGAAGGCGTTAAGCAGGTCATGAACGACATAGGAGAGGTACAGAAGACCGTCGGCAAGCCAATCACCAAGAAAGAACGCACGTCTCTCGCTCGTAGTACGTACGATTACATCGAAAGAAATATTAAAGACGCGGGTAGTGCGGTTAACGCTACTCGAAGAAAAGCGCTTTTAGCACTGCTTGACTTGCAGGCACTTGGCGACGTTGCAGGATTGTACAACGAGAAGGTTGGCCTACTTGCTAGTGAGATTCTGACAACGATCAAAGAGATGCGCGGCATGATGGACAACCGTGCAAACCTTGTGTCAAAAGAAGTAGCTAAGGTAGAGAAGCTACTCAGTCGAGGATTGTTGACTAAAGCAACATTCAGAGACACACCAAAACAAAAGCATCTGGATGATTTGATCTACAACCCTGAGTACGGTGCCACTATCTATCAGGTAGATCCTACACTTAGTCGAGCAGAAGCGAAGAAACGCTATGAAGGTAAAGCTGATGACGATGGTAACGACTTATGGGACGTTTGGCAGAAACAGCGTGCTGATTGGAACGCCCTTGGGGAGGACGGTCAGGAAGCGTACGTCACTATGCGTGACACGTACAAAAACCTATACAACGAACTTAAAGCAGTTATTAGCGAACGCATCGACTCTACTGCTGGAGGCAATACAACGTTAGCAAACAAGCAGAAGCAAGAAATATTCGCTAAGTTGTTTGACACCAAAGCACTAGATGTCTACTTCCCTTTGATGCGGGAAGGTAACTATAAGCTGAGCTACACATTCAAAGCAGGTAAAGCACCGAAGGGTGAAGATCTTCACGGCTTTTTGATGTTCAAGAGTAAAGCGGAACGAGACGCCATCGCTAAAGAACTTAGGGCGAACTCTGATATCGACGCCGTAGATGTGTTCGACGGTAATTTCAAAGTGTTGAAAGGGCAGAATGCGCCGTCTTCAACGTTCATGAAAGAGATTCTCCAAGTAGTTGACGCGTCCGGCGCAGACCCCATAGTGCAAGAGCAGTTGGTACGAATGTTTGTCGCTACTTTGCCAGAGTCTTCGTTCGCTAAATCTCTTCAGCGTCGTACAGGCGTAGCTGGATATGATTCAAATTCAGTAAAGGCCATGAAAACCAAAGGGTTTGATCTTGCACGGCAGATTGAACGGATGCGGTACCTAGGCCGAATTCAAGATTTGGAAGGTCAGTTAGCTGACAAAGATATTAAGGCTGAAGAAGGCCAAGAATCTCAACTAAACGAGATTCGCGAAGAACTTATAATGCGGACTGAGTTTGCTAAATTTGGTTCTGACAACAAGTTTGAAGGCGTAGCGCGAACAGCCAACCAAATAGCGTTCGTGTACACGATTGGCGCTAACGTGGCTTCAGCGATGGTACAGCTAGCGCAAGTACCTATGTTCACATACCCAATGCTGGGCGCAATCTACGGATACGATAATACGCAAGCAGAAATAATGAGGGCGTCTCGTATTGTTATGGGTGCGGGTATGAAAAGCGGTGAGAGTATTGGAGACCGAATTGCGCCAGCGGCTGGTATTGATCTGTACTACGACATATCTGATGACGCGACTTCTCTGGAGCTTAAGAAAGATCTTAACGTGTCTGATAAAGTGCGTAAGGATCTTGAACTTTTGAAGCCCCTCGTGCTGAAAGCATACCGACAGGGAGACCTATCACGGTCGTTCGTGCTTGATTCTATCGGATTAAAAGAAGGTGGTAGAGCATATAACCCAAAATCTACTCTTGGAGCACTGCAAGCTGGCTTAGATTTTGGTACTGGTTTGTCCGCGATGATGTTTAACCAAGCAGAACGTTTGAACCGGCAGACTACTTTAGTTGCGGCATATCAACTGGAGTTAAACCGGTTGAACAAAGAACAACCCAACCTATCTAAAGATGTTAGAGAAAACATGGCGGCAGATGCCGCTATATACAACACATTAGAACTTAACACTGGTGCAACACTAGAAACTGCTCCACGTATCGCGCAACAAGGTCTTGGGCGAGTCGCTATGATGTACAAAACGTACGGCCTACGTATGTACTACACCATGCTTAAGACCGCAGGTAAGGTATTACAAGACTACCGACAAGCGCGTATAGATTCTGGCGTGCCGAAAGCGCTGGCAAATGCCGCTACAGGTGTGGCCGCAAGGCAAATGATTGGTATACACGGATCAGCAGTTCTATTCTCCGGCATACACGGCATACCACTTTATGGCGCGGTCCAACTTATGTTTGACAACAACATATTTGGGTTCCGAGATATAATTAGGTGGATTGCAGACCTATTCGAGGAAGAAGAAAGACGTTACCCAGAGCAGGGCGATGACTTTAATACGATTGTTAGAAACTACCTCGAAGAGGGTTGGTATAAAGGTGGGTTGAACGCCGCGTTAGCAGAAATCGGCGTCGGTGCAGATGTTGCGTCTCGTATACGACTAACAGGATTACTCATTCAACAGAATCGATTTAATCCTGATCCTTCTGTAGAAGAGTTCTTTGGGTACTATCTTGGCGGTCCCGCTCTGAGTGTTGGTAAACGTATCGGAAGAGGTATTACAGATTGGCAAGAGGGTAATTTTGAACGTGCGGCAGAGAATATGTTGCCCGCAGGTATGAGTAATATGTATAAGGCTGTAGAACGATACAGTAGAGAAGGTATAAGAACTAGAAAAGGTGACCCCATCTACGACGATATAACTAACGGCGAGCTAGTAGCACAGTTCTTCGGGTTTGCTCCATCAGAGTACATACGCAAACAAGAGCAGAACCAAAACCTAAAAAACATCGATACGAAGACAAACAAGAAGCGCTCTAAGTTAATGTCAGACTATTACGTAGCTTTCAATTTGGGAACTTTTGAAGACATGGATAAAGCCTTCGACGACATACTAGAGTTTAATAGTAACAACCCTAGTTTCATCATCGACATAGACACGTTAAGAAGATCTGTAATGCAGAGGTACAAGTCTAGCGCGAAGATGTATAACGGAGTTCAACTATCCCCTAACATGCTCAGAGCTATTGAAGCTAATCGAGTTGGGTTGGAAGATACTTTCATACCACCCAAATAAAAAACCCCTTTGGGGGGACCAAAGGGGAAAAACGTTAAATGTCCTTGAACATCAGAGGAGAACGACAAATCACATTCTGTGGGAGCAGTTTGCGTTTTGTCGTAGCCAACATATCACAATTTACGCCAAAAGCGTACCCCTAGACAGCCTCCTTCAACACGTAATCTACTTTCTATATCCCACCCCTTTTCGGTGCAGATCTTCGTAACTTCTTGTATAGCCGATTCTGTGTTGATGCAGGGTACAAATATTGACGTGCCTATATGCATGTTGTCCCAATTGATCGTTATTCGCACCCCATCAGGTGCTATCTCAAATGTCCTCAAGATTTTCATCGTCAGGTTCCATATCAAACTTCATGGCGATCACGTCCGATGCAGGGAGCTGTAGGTTTGTACCTTTCGTCAGGCGTACCTTTTTACGCTTACCGTTACACTTGTTCATGATCTCGCTGAGTAGGTGAGCGTAGTTTATTTGTAAATCGCCACACCATTCCTTCAATGGTTTCGGCTTAACATAAAACATCTTAGTGTCTGTTTCGTACCTAGCAATAAGGCGTCCGCGTGCCACCTGTTCAGGTATTACATGTTGGTCTAACCCGTTATCGTGTGTACCTCTGTTGTCTACCGTGCTCTTGATCTGCAAAATGTAGCTAATATTCTCGCTGAAGAAATCATCAAGAACGTCGTACACACTGCCGCCCATCTCAGTCATATTGCGTTTGTTCTGCGCGACAAGATCACTAACCGCCCACTTAAATACCTTCTGCACGTCGAAATCATGTAGCCCAGCTTTTTTAGCGATTAGTAAGCCGGATATGGATGCGGCTATAGTCGCCGACCAGAAGCGGTTCTCCGAAGTCAACTCAGCTAACTTATCTACACGCTTCTGAACGTCCAATACGAGCTGTCTACAGGCGTCTAGGTTTCTCATTATGTACTGCACGTACACGATACCTGCGTGCCCGTAGTTGTTTAGGAGGCCGCTCTCGAAGGCGTCGGTAACTTCTTTGTCTTGCACAGAATCAAAAATACGCTCTACACGACACTCAAGCACCCGCTGTGCTTCTGCTTTCGGCATAGCTTTTGCCATGCTGATTCGCTCTACAACGCTGGTGTTAGCGGTGTACATCATCAAGAGGCTCCATCGATCTCCACGGTATCGCTCAACGTTTGAGCTTTGCGACATGCGGCCCCGCTGTTGCCCACTGGTGCCTTGGTAAACAAGTTCTGACATCTGCTTTGGAGACATATTAGTTATCTCATCAATGCCGGTAGGTAGACTGTGCATCAACTCTGCACGGTTCATCTTAAAGTTATAGGTGTCGTCCTTCTGCAACACGAGCTGTTCGGGGTCGCCCCATATACCGGACGCGGCTAGTAACAATGCTGTCTTACCTACACCCGAGTCTTTGTTATAGAACGAGACCGTGCCGCAGTTGGTGTTCATAAACTCCATCAATGGACTGCCGAACCCCATGCCGAGAGCGAACTGCTGTAGAACAAATTTATCGTCGTTCCACAATTCCAGATTGTCGCGCCACTCCTGATAACTTCCTTTAGGTTCAAACGCTGGAAATAGTCCCACTGTTTGATTAGAAGGTGGGTTGAACTCGATACTGGTAGCAGTGACCTTTTGGTTACCCAAAATAAACGCGTCCATATCATCGTTCGCCCAACCGAATTGTCTATGGGCTTGATCTGCTGTGCTGGTAGCTTGTAACTCATCTACCCAATGCAACGTATAAGTCATTAGCTCGTCCATCTTTTTAACGGTGACACCTCTAGAAGACAACGCTTTGCGAAACTCTTCTGTAGACGTAACTGCACTCATAGGTAACGTAAACTCACGTACTCCGTCCATCGGCAGGTGCAAACGCATAACGATTGCTTCACCTACTTCAGGGTCGTGTACCCGTTTTACGACATACAAATCATTGTGGTACAGCTTCTTCTCTTCAACGTCTCCGTCTTCATTCTTGGTTCTTATGTAAACGCCCCCGTTTACGCCTCGCACGTAAGGTGGAGGAAACTTAGGTATCTCATAAGTTGTTTTGGGTTGGTTAGGAAGTTCGAGTGCCGGGGCTTCGACGTAAACACCTTCGTCATTCACCTCAGCTTCTTTAAGCCGCCTACCCAACACAATCGGCGATTTTATCTGCCCCCACTGTGGGCAGTTAGGACACACATCAGGGTTGAACTCGTCAAACTTCGCACAAGTGTACGGACCTTTTATCTGCCTAAGTTTTTCCTGAGTATCTTCTGGCGTGTATTCGGGGTGGTTTCGAGAGATGACGTGCATCGCTTTGTCACTGTCCGTACAAAACTTAGCGATAGATAACCCCGCTCGCCAAAGGGGTTCACTTGTATCTTCTTGGTGCCGAATGATGTTGTATAACTGTTCACAACCATCACCCCGCTGAGTCTTTACCAGAATATCTTTAAACACATTTTCTTGGTTCCCCAGCAGGTTCAGCATTGTCTGGCTCAACTCTTTGGGTATGTGTTTAGTGGGAACTGGTATCATTTCTCCACCGAGCAGTTCCGAGAATGTGTCAAAAACGACAGTCTCAAACCGCTCACCTAAGCCAAAAAAGCCTACGTCAGACGGTGGATTAGTTTTGTAGTTATGTGTGTGAGGAACTCTTAACACGCGTGCCCCATCAGATGTCACTGCGGGGTCAGCCAAGAAGTTTTGTTTTGCACACAGACGTTTCAGTCTTTCTGCTACAGGAAACCAATCGTCATAGCATACCGATTCCGATAGAAACCAATAGACGTGTACGCCACGCCCTGAGTTAACCATCGTCGGATTTGGTAATTGATTGTCACTGCAAAACTTGCGCAGTGCTTTGATTGCTTCTTCTTGCGAAGCAAAGTCTTTTGTAGGGCCGCAGTCTAAATCAAGAAAAAAGGACCGAAGATATTTTACGTTATCAACTTTACGGGAGTTAGCTTCGTGAAATGTTGCTAATCCGTAGTAAACATCGTATCCCTGTTGGTCGAACTTAGTTGCGGCTTGCGCAACTTCATCGATAGAGCTATAGAATTTTTGTGTCTTGCGCTCATCCGACGATCTCGCCGCAAATAAACAGTAGTGACCCTCGTTACCTAATACCTTCTGTAAAAATGTTGTTGTTTCCATGCTCCCACCCGTTACCTATAACGTTACGGCAGAGGCACTTGTCCCCCACTCTGCCGTAACGTGGTTCAATTATCTTTGTGACGAGTAGCTTAGTCGTCCCAATCATCGATAATCGCGCTAAGGTCATCATTTTCTGCGGGTGCTGGAGCGGTTTTCTTTACTACTTTAGTTGGCTCCTCGACAGCAGGTTCTTCGGCTGGCTCGTCAAACCCGTCTAAATCATCAGCTTTCGGAGCCGGTGCACTCTGAGCGAACGGATTAGACTCGTTCACATCAAAACCATCAACAGCACTGAAAGGCGATACAGATTGACGTTCTGCTAGTTTTATTACCTGCACACCGCGCAACCTTAAAGATACCCCTGCGCCCATCGATGCGCTATAGGGAACACCAACAACAGCGATATTAATTACACTGTCACTTGTTAACTGAAAGTCATCAGGTAACTTCTGTGTTTTGGCATCGTACTGTGCTGGACGATTAGTTTTCTCGCCGTTGTACGCACCTTTGAGGCTAGCCTTGTACTGAAACATACCATCATCCGTCTTCTTGAACGGGTTCTTAATGTCAGGCCAGTTAGACTTTTTGCGCTCGTTGTATAGCGCCTTCATGTAAGAGTAGAGAGAACGTGCTGTGTCCTCGTTGACTTTGAATTGCAGTGTGTACTCTGCACCATCATCTAGTGCATCGCACGGTACCGATCTATTTTCGGTGTTGTCAAAACGGTAGGGGCGGTCAATCTTTGGATAGATTGCGGTCGCGTTCATGATTACATGTTGCTCAGTTGACATATCAGTCTCCTTAGTTTGCATTCGCAGATGAATAAACGAAGCCGCTTACCTCTGCAAAGGGTTGCCCTTGTTGGGGCGGGTTAAATTTAATTGCTTCATTGGCCTCGTCGCTTTGTGCTAACGAGACAACGAGATCTAGCTCCTTTTCATTGAGAGCACGGAAGGCTTGAAAGACTAGCTTGGGTACGGGGCTATCCTGATCAAACGAACAACGTGTTATCACAGAAATAACAGGTGTGCTGTGAGAAGAGAGATGTTGTGCATAAGCTTGCATTGGCATCTTACCTTCCGTAGCTCTCCCAAATACCGACGTTGCTGGTAGTTGGAGTTGATACACCTTACTTAGATCGTCTTCTAAAACAACCGCTAAACGCTGTGCGAATCGACACGCACGTCCACCAGCTTGTCCTGACCCCTTTATATTTTGAGGGCAGTCCATACACCTAGATGCTTGCCTGTTGTGTACAGGTACATCAGGTGACGGCTGGTTTGTATCTGCCGACCAGCATATGGGTGGTGACGGAGTGTTTGGATCAAAGGCTCCAGCGTAGTAGGACCGAGATACTTTCGCGGCATTCACTACAACAACCTTTAGCTCACGGTCTATAGAAACAGTTTCTTTGCCGCTCCTAATCAACCTAAACATCCCTCCACTTAAACTAATGCGATCCATCAGAAATCCTCATCGGCACCTATTACTTTCGACCAATGATCTTCTGGGATACCGGCATCGGCTTGAGCTTCTAAACCATCAACCGCAACTTGCGCTATATCAACACCCAGTGCTTCGTTGAACGAAACAACAACATCGTCTTCGTGCTGTTGAGTCAACGCACTAGCTACGTTATCGATAGAGAAACGATAGGTGTTACCTACTTTTATGTAGGTGTTCTTGGGGATATGCCCTTTGCGTACCCAACCTCTGATCGTGGA